TCTTGGTTTCCCTTAATGTAACCAAGTCAAATGTAAATTATCCAAGATTAGTAAAATGGTCTACAGAGGCTGCTACTCAGCTAATCCCAGCCTCATGGGATGAAACCAGTGCAACAGTAGATGCTGGTGAATATGAATTAGCAGATTCAAAAGGCGCGATACTTGATGGCCTTCCTCTCCGTGATACATTTATGATCTACAAAGAGGATTCCATATACTCTATGACGTATGTTGGAACTCCTTTCATCTTTGCTTTTAGACAACTATCTCCTTCAGTTGGTGCATTATCAAAGAACTGTATAGCAGAGTATGATGGTGGACATTTCTTCTTTGGCAACGGTGATATTTATATTAATGATGGTCAGAAGGTTATTTCTATCCTTCCCCATAAGATTAGAGATTATATCTTTCAATCTATTGATGGTGAAGAATATAAGAAATCTTTTGTTGTAGCTGACTATGGAAGAACAGAGATGTGGGCTTGTTTCCCAACAGCGGAAGGTGCTAGTGGTCAATGCAACAAAGCAGTTGTATGGAACTGGACTAACCAAGCATTCACAATAAGAGATCTTCCAGATCTAGCACACATTGGTTACGGTTCCATAGACGATCCTAATACCTTTACAACTTGGGCGGCGGCAGTACCCACATGGAGTAGTGCTTTGGGTACTTGGTCACAGAGTTGGAGTCAGGTAGAGAACGTTCTTGTTATGGCTGGATATACAGATACAAAGCTGTATCGTAATAATTCCGGAAACAGAGAAAACACTACAGACATGACCTCTTACATTCAAAGGACAGGTCTGTCTACCACAGCACAAGGCCAACCGGATCAAGTAGTGGTAAAAAGAATAAAAGCTATATACCCCAAGATGGAGGTATCTGGCTCTGATAATACGGTTAATGTCTATGTAGGCACTCAGATGTCTACAGAAGAGGCCGTTACATGGACTTCCGCCTACACTTTTAACCCTGACACGCAATCTAAAGTTTCAGTTAGAGCATCTGGAAAGCTCTATGGAGTTAAGTTTGAATCCACCGGAGACTTTGATTGGAGGCTTGATGGGTACTCAATAGAGGTTGATGACGCAGGAACTAGAGGCTCTAGGAGCTACTAATGGCTACATACAAAGACAGAGTAGTAAAGTCTGTCACTCATTATGAGCCGGGGCCATTACCACTAGATAAAGAGGACTTAGGAATCTATGTTGTCACAGAACTTAAACGCTTGGCTGACATCATATTCAACCAAGCCACATTCAGACTAGAGAGGACACATGTCGCGCCGGAAAAACCAAGAGGAGGGGACGTTAGATACGCCGATGGGTCGGACTGGGATCCGGGATCGGGTGAAGGAATCTATTTCTTCAATGAAACAACATCAGCTTGGGTTCAACTATGATGTAGGCTTAGTGCCGCCTGACCAAATCCCTTATATATGGGATCAGGTAGAAGGGCATCTTGAAAGAATGGCTCCTCACTCAGAAGGTGAGTTAGAGCCTGATGACTTCATGGTTGCTTTAGAAGACGGTGATATGCAGTTGTGGATAGCATTGAAAGAAAAAGAAATCGCCGCGTCAATGATTACTCAAATAGCAGACTATCCAAGAAAAAGGGTATTAAAGATAATAACAATAGCTGGTGAGGATATGGATAAATGGATACAAAACCTATACATGGTAGAGGATTGGGCTTTAGAACATGGTTGCACATCACTTGAATGTTGGGGAAGAAAAGGATGGCTAAAAGTATTAAAGGATTGGAAATGCTCATATCACATAATAACAAAAGACCTCAAAGGTAGGATGCACTAATGGCTGATTATACAAGAGATGAGGTAGTTAAACACGCTAAAGGATTGGGCTTTACCAAATATCCTGACAATTATGAAAGCTTGACTAAACAACAGTTTAATCAAATTGGTAATGAATTAAATGATTATAAAGCATCTCAAGGTGTTGAGGCATTCAAAGATAACCCCAACTATAAAGAAAAGAAAAAGGATGAAAAACCTGTATGGGAAGATAAGTCTACGCCTGAGGGCAAGGCGGCTAAAGAATTTCACGAGTCTGATGAAGGTAAAAAGTATTCTCAAGACGCCGCAAAAGCGGTTGCAAGCGGAAAAGATACAATACAAGATATATCTACGGAATCAGATGATGGAGGTGGTGCAGGTACTAAAGATGATGGAGGTGGTGCAGGTACTAAATTTGAAGCAGGACAAAACCAGTATGAGTATGGTGCTTCAATAACAAATTCATACAAAAATCCAGATGGAAGCATAGTAAGTGACAAACAGTTTCAAAACTATCTATTAAACAATCCAGACCTAAGAGAACATACTGAAGCTCTTGGTTTGTATGGGGAACAGGCCGCAGATTGGGGCAGGTGGCATTGGGATACATTTGGACAATATAATGACAAAAGAATAAATACACCAACTGAAATAAAAGATCCCGGGTTAAAGCGTCAAGTTTGGGAAAGTGCAGAAATTCCTCAAGTATATAAAGATTTAGGTCTTAAATCATTAAGTGATATATTAAAATATAGTGTAGGAACAATGACCCCCTCTGAACTTTGGGAGGTCAGAGAAGCTCTAGGAAAAGAGGGTGGTGCTGATTGGTCATTAGAATCATTTGATCCTGAAGGGTGGAGATATGAGGCTGACAATCCGTATGCGGAAGGATTACTTGGTGATACTTTACTACTTAATAAGGATTTGCCGGGAGGCAAACCTATAGGTCAATTGGTAGATGAGGATGATTTAAGGTTTCTACAAGATAGATATAATGATGCATTTATTCAGAATGATTTCCCTGACACATGGATCTCTCCTGATAAAGAATGGACAGGGCCAGCGGGTCTTGAAGGTTATTGGAACACAATGACCAACGCTTACCGGGATGCCGCAGGGGATCTCAGGTCTGCTTGGGATAGACCGGATCAAGGTTGGTATGGATTTGATTCAGGTGTAGATATTGGCCCAAGAGGTGGCGGAGGAATAGGAATAGTAGGCGGTGGTTCTGGTTCTGGTAGCGGTTCTCAATTTGGTGGAGGCCCGATGGGTATTGGCGGCCTTATGTTAGGAACCCCCTACACTCAACCTGCACCGCAAGATTGGAGTGGTATAATGCCAACAGATAGGAGACTACAGTCACAGAGAGAACTGGTTGATAATCAAGGGCTATTGTACCAACCGTGGGCTTCAGGACAGGCAATAGCACCTAACCTATTAAACTATCAAGTTCCATATGGATCACCATCAAACCCTATTTTTGACCCATCACTAGCAGGTAGTTTGATTGGTGGTAGTGCGGCAGGAACAGGAGATACCATCATAAATGATGATGGTAAAAAGCAGAGCGAACATGACTGGTTCATGGATCCAAATAATCCAATGGGTCATTATGCGGCATTAGCTAGAAGCGGGTCAATAGATTATGGAAAAGATGCTTTTGGAAAATGGATTTATAAATCTGGAGGGTTTCCAGAAAATGCTCTGGATTATAACCCTAATGATCCGACATTAGTATATGGGGACGCAGAATTTGACACTAACGCCGGTGTAATAGAAAACTGGTGACAGAGAGGAAATAATTATGGCAGGCGGAAGCGTAACAAAAACAGCACCGTGGGAAGCTCAACAACCCTACTTAACTAGAGGGTTTGATAGGGCAGAGCAACTCTATAAAGCTAACCCATTAGGGATGCCTTACTATGAGGGGTCTACCCTTGCGGGATTTGATCCGGCTCAGACTGCGGCGCAACAGCGCACCCTATCCTACGCTACTGGAAAAAGACCGGCGGCTTTACAATCGGCGGCTGAGAGTGCTTCATTAGCACAGATGGGTGGACTCACACCTTTCTCAAACCAACAGAGGGCAGACTTGTTAGCCGGTAATGTAAACACCGGGGCAGGCACACCGTTTGGAACAACCGCTAATGCCTTACAGCAAGCAGTTCAGTCTAACTTAACTGGTAATATCTTACCGGGAATAAGAGAAAGCCTTGTAAGATATAACCCCGGCGGTAGCAGTCGTGGAGATTTAGTTCAGAACAAAGCTATAGCTAACGCAGTTCAATCAGGACTCACTAAACCACTTGCTGATATGTATAGCTCCGCTTACCAAACCGCCCAAGGGCAACGCTTTCCAGCGGCTCAAATGGAGCTAGATCAGCAAGCTAGAGGGGTTGGCGGGTATAGGAATGTTATGGATGCGCCACTCTCTATGTCTCAGGCAATGGCTGGGGTTGGTGCAGATCGCAGAGCTATGACTCAAGAGAATATAAATAGGGCAATAGCCAAGCATGATTATCAGAGAAGCGCACCACAGAGATCATTACAGAATTACCTTGCCAGTGTTACTGGAGACTACGGCTCTGTTGTTAATCAAACACAGAAGCCAAACGTTCTAGGTTTCTTAGGTAACCTTGTAGGTGGAGGGTTATTAGGCTGATGAGATGGGATCAAAATAGAAAAATGTTTTTAGTTCAGGATCAAAGCGGTGCTTGGGTTCCTGCCCCACCGTCTAACCCAACCCCTAGAGACTATGTTATTAGACCTGCTATGACACCACGCGGAGATATAATTGACATGGGAGTGCAGGGTCATGGAAGAAGAAAAAAGGAAGAACCTATCAACTTCAATGAAGAAATGGCGGCGGCATTAGCAGACTCTTTTAAAAGCCCACGCATGGTAGGCACTGGCGGCAGACAGGGCGGTGGGCAAAAGCCTTACGCAAAAGATCCACAGTCAGTACAGTATGGTAGGACAGCACCTAACTTTTTGTCAGACCTGCTCTTTAGAAAGAGGAGATATTAATGGTTAATCTAGCTGTTGTAGAAGAAATGGCTGAAGAAGAGATGAGAAAGCGTCAGCTTAAGCAGATGTTGGCACGGCAGAATGCTTTAAGAAGCCAAAGAATGCCTAATATCAAAGAGGTTATTACTGAAACAGATGATGACAAACCTAATAAGAAAGTAACCACAATAGATTACAGTACCATACTTGATGAACCTCCTCCAGTTCAAGAGGAGAGAGGGGGTATTTTGTCTAGTCTATTCAAAAGATTTCCCGACACTCAACTTGGTGATAGTGGGTATGCTGATACAATGATTGAGGATCAGATGGAACGTGATAGATTGGCAGAGTTTGATGAAAGATTCTCACCCGTTTCTGGCGTTCAAGGGCCGGGAGACTTGTATCCTGAAACTCCAGAGTCGTGGTTTAGGGACAGAGCCCGCCCTAATCTGCCTGCCCGATATAGGGACATGGAAAAGAGCGGGACAGATGAGTTTGTTAGTGAGACGTGGAAAAAGTTTATAGGCGCTTCTCCCGACCATGACCCTGACGCAATTGCTAAAGAAAAGGCTGATCTTGATAAATTTCAGAGTGGTCAGGAAGATTATGAGAGGGGCGATATAGTAGAAGAGGTAACTGGACTGCTATCTATAGTTGATACAGAACTAGAGGGTTTAACATCAGCTAGGGAGGGTACAAGAAGAGAGGGGGAATTAAGCAGGGAACCATTTATTCATAAACAAGAAGTAGATACAACTATAAATAAACCTGACTTTGATCCAAGAGTATATGACCACTATGGAGAAGACATAGATGGTAAAGAACAAAGATACCTAGCGGCTCTTGGTGATATTTACAAGAAGGTTGCTATATTAAATGCGGTTGCCGCATTAACAAACTCACCCAGTCAAGCCGGTGTATTTATGGAGATGGCTTCTAAAAAGTTTAAGAAACTAGAGGGATTCCGAACTGAAAGGAGAATGCAGAAAATAGGTAAGGGTGTGTTCTTTACAGAGGACGGCACATTTGATCCTCCAAAAACTAAACAAGAGGCCCATGAAAGAGCTGTAGCATTTGGTGCTTCACCAGATGAAGCCGCCGCTATAAGCGGTGATATTGAGGAGACAGCAACCACTACCGGCAGTTATACTACATGGTATAATGAAGATACAGGTGACGTTGAAACTTTTGCACCGGGTACTGGCCCTGTTGATGAGAAAGGTAATGTTATGCCGGGATGGATTAAAGGGTCTAAACCTCAAGGTGCTAGAGAAGAAAGATTATTTCAGGATGTAGAAAGACTAATACAAGCCAACCCCATAGAAAATTTTAATGTAGCATTTGCTGAATTAAGAAGGTATTATTTGTCAGCAAAAGATTCGCTGGGTCAACTATTAGCACTGAGAGGTGAGGAAGCAGAGAAGATGGCTCTTGCTCAATTAAGAAATACATATGAAAAGCTAGGATTATCTATGCCCACTGAGGGCGGTGAAAGGAGTAAAGAGCTAATCGGAAAAGTAACAGTAGATCCATAATGCCAACAGCACGTTTTGAAATGGGCGGTAAAAAATACCGCGTAGAAGTATCTGATACCTTCAAAGATTTATCAAAGAAGGAGCAGGATCGTATTCTACTTCAAGCACTATCACAAGATATTCCCCAAGACTTTACACAGTCTTATAAAGATGAGGGATGGTGGGATCAAACTAAAGATACAGGAAAAGAGGTGGGTGGCTTTATGCTTAAAGCCCTACACCAATTGGGTAGACCACAGAGCGCAATAGCAGGTGGATTGTTTAATATACAAGAAGAGGTAATGGGTAAGGGTGGTGATGAGGATCGTTCTTGGTGGGAGAAATATGTAAATGAAACCCTAGAAGGAATGAAGGAAGGATTCACTTATGAAGATGAGAAAAGAATTCAAGACCTCATGGCTCAGGCTAACCCACAATGGGTAAAAGAACACCCCATACTCTCCACTGTATTAGGTTTTGCCGGTGATGTTCTTAGTGATCCACTAAATCTTTTAGGTGTTGGTCTTATAAGACAGGCTATTGCCGCGCCGGTTAAAGGTCTATCAGCGGCCATTGGAAAAACCCCCACAGGAGCCGCGCTTGCACAAGCCGCAGACAACCCTGTGTTACGTGCGTTTAATGTATACACTGGTGATAAGAAGAAAGCCAGAGCATTATACATTGATATGCTTGATAAGATTAAAGGGAGTCAAGCACAATTAGGTAGACAAACCAAAATTGACACAAGGCATTTAAAGTCAGTGGCAAAAGAACTGGGTATTCCCGTTGACGATTTACAAAGACAGATCGCAAGGGAGGTAGAGGGCGCGGCTAATATACGTGCTGACTTACCTGCTGATCTTACTGGTGCGGCTAGTGCTGTTGCTAAAGCAGAGGCAGAATCCCTTTCATCAACATTTGGAAGACAGATAGCTGAAGAAACCGCAGACGTTCCTATCCCCGGTAGAATGCCAGAAGGAATGGTCGGCCCCGCACCCGCTATGGGTGCTGTCAAAGGCCCGGATGTAGGCATTATAGGTGATGCCGGAGGTGAGATAGGGGCTAAAAGAGCGCAGGATTTAGGTGTAAAGGGATACCTTCCACACTTATTAAAAGAAACAGGACGGCGTGGTAGAGCCGCCGCACAGAGTATGCGTGATCTGTTTAGAAGAAATCCAAGTGCCGCAAGAAGAGAACATGGCGATACGCTTGAAGGTATTAATGTATCCCATAGAGGCCGGACGGATAATCCACTTGATGAAGATTTCTTCATAACAGACATACCAGTTATAGAAGCAACACGAACTGCACGTAGCGCACACACCATTGCAGGAAAAGATTTTCTTAGAGATGTAGCGGCAACTCTAGGGCGTAGGGCTGATGAGGCTCCTGATAATTGGAAGAGCATTAATCATATTGAAGGCGTTAGATTTGATCCTGAAGTTGCCCCGTTCATAGAGAAGATGTATAAGACTGTGCATGATCCTAAAGAACTTGGAAAAGCATTGAAGTTTATTGATGGAAGCACAAGATGGTGGAAGATGTGGAGCTTAGGGTTAAGACCTGCGTATCACGCAAGGAACGTAGTAGGTAACTTGTGGAATGCCTATAACATAGGAGGCATGAGTAATCCTATCAGAGCAAAGCAAGCAATGGACATACAGAGAATGTCTACACTTGCTCCAGACACTAAGGTTGGACGGTTAGCGGAGAAGGCTGTTGGAGCCGGAAAGTTTCACGGGAAACAAAAGGTAGGAAAGTTTGGTCAACACTCCAATGAAGATCTATGGAGAATGGCTAATGAAGATGGTGTACTTAATCATGGTCAATATTCTTTTGCAGACTTAGGTACAAGAGATGTAGAAAGGTTTGTTGTAAACCAATCCCCCAAAACTACAAGAGAAAGGTTGGGTGCTTGGGTTACACCATCCACAAAGAACAGAGTATTAAGGGGAGGTTTTGCCGCAGGTAGGGCTTTAGAAAATAACACAAGGCTTGCGCTTTACCTTGACACCTTAGCTAAGACAGGTTCACGACAGGCCGCTAAAAATAATGTAAAGAAATCCTTATTTGATTATGGAGATCTGTCATCATTTGAACAGAATGTAATGAAAAGGTTTATTCCTTTCTATACATGGAGTCGTAAAAATATCCCGGCACAAGTGGAAGCCCTCATAAAGAATCCGCAGAGAGGGGTCAAGGTTGACCACCTCATAGACAACATTCAGTACGGTATAGATACACCATCACCAGATGAGATAAATGAATGGATGGCAAGCCGCGATCCTGTGTTTATGGATAAGTTTTTCAAGGGTGGTGATGAGGATGTGCATAAGGTTGTAACACTAATGAACTACCTACCGCTGGTAGATCCTGAAAGGCTTGTTGAGTTTGGGCCGGTGAGGGAAGGCGGTTGGTCTGTCCCAACCCTGCTTGCTGAGATGACAACCCCATTTCTAAAAGCCCCTATTGAGGCGTTAGCAAATTACGACCTTTACAGGGGCAGAGATATAAGAGAATACCCGGATCAGACAGTAGATTTTCTGGGTGTTAAGATGCCGGTTCACCTTGCTAAACTTGCACAGAACCTAGTGATGCTCTCTGAGTGGGATAGATTAAATCCCGGAGGTATGTTTGGTGAGGCTACCAGAGATCCAGAAACAGGAA